CATCCACTCTTGAAAATATTTAAGCTCTAGCATATCATCATTACAATGGAAAGCTAATGTTATATCATCATAAGTTTTTTGACGAACATTTGACCTATAAGCTAAATCCTTATCTGTTGCTACCATAGTTAGGCCTGGAATTTGTGCATTATGACAGACAAATGTTAGTCTTTCTCGGATGCTTGAATTCACTTGTCTAGGGTCAAGTTTAGTAATTTCAACTCTAAATAAATTAGGACTTGCGAAATTCGCTAACGTCTGTGCTTTAAATTGATCTACTCCTTTGGCCATTTCCTTTTCCTCTGTTATAAATATCTGTAACTATATACTATATTTATAAGAGATATATGAACAAATACCCTAGAGTTGGAAAATATAAGGTAAGAAACAAAGAGAAATATGTGGGAAATCTCCATGAATGTGAACATAGGTCACGCTGGGAGCTCATCTATATGAAGTACTTAGACAGTAACCCTAATGTCATTGAATGGGGCTCTGAGACTGTCGTAATACCCTATTATCACCCAATAGACAAGCGTTATAGGCGTTATTTAGTTGATTTCTATGTCAAGGTAGTAACTCGCTCAGGGATGACTAAGAAGTATATCATAGAGATTAAACCATATAGTCAATGTTTCCCACCTAAGAAACCCAAAAGACAGACTGTTAGCTATAAGAATAAAATCAAAGCTTATGTAATGAATCAAGCAAAATGGAAAGCAGCACAGAAATATGCTGAGAAAAGGGATTGGGAATTTGTAGTCCTTACAGAAAAAGAACTGGGAATAAAATAAAGGGGGAGTATTACCGAAACGGTTTCACAAGGTATCACGGAGCTCCTGCGGAATGATACCAGCATACTACTGGTTATACACCAATATAACAAATAATACTCCCCCAATATTAATTACTGCTCAGCTAATTTCTTAAAATACTCAAGGGTATCTTCAGAAGTTGATTCAGCTGAATCAACAGATGCAATTGGATCAGCAGTACTCTCTTCAATAGTTTCACTATAATCACTGCCTGTACTAGAAGCAGTAACCGTTTTGAAACGTGCTTCCAACTCTTGATAACTCTTAAAGTTCTCTGGAGCTAGAATACCTTGAAGTGAATGCTGTTGTTTCCAAACATCCTCACACTTAGCATCGTCGCCGTCAAACAATCCAGATGGTGAAGCAAACTCTGACTTATCATAATTTGCATATCCTTCTACTTGACGGATTTTGAGTTTAAAGTTAGCACCAGACCAGAAATCAAACGGGTTCATTGGCTCTTCATCTTTAAACTCTGGATTCATAACACTTTCGATTTTCTCGAAAATCTTCTTACCATACCTAAACAAAAATACTTTACCTTCATTCTGTGCATTTGTTGAATCTTCAAGTACAAGAATATTGGAATAGTAACTTAGCTTACGCTTTCGATCTCTTGCAATATTCTTATCAGACTCAATACCAGAATTCCACAAAGTAGTATTTGCCTTTGATACAGGATCATCACTTCCACTTGGAGCATCTGCTCTTGGTGTAGTCAATGAGTTTTCAATATACCAACCACCTGGCCCCTTAAAACCATGCGACCACATACGAACCCACGGCACATCTTCATTTGCAGCTGCAGGGAGAAAACGGATAACAGCATAACCATTACCTGTTTTATCTCTTTCACACTTCCAGATTCGTTCATCTTCATAAGATGGTTTCTCTGATAGCTTCTCTACTTGTTTTGTTAATGACTGCAGGTTATTCATTCGGTTGTTCTTTAAATCTTTAAAACTAGACATACATATTTCTCCTTATTTCGTTATATTTCTTAGTATCATTCTAAACATTCATCACGCACATTACAAAGGTAATTTTGTAACTTGTTTCTTCATCATATTCAAGTCGTTAGCTTCTGCTTCAAGTTTATCTTTGATAGACCTATTTAGAAGCTTTGCAACCATTTCAATCTCACCATCCACATCGTCAGCATACATAATAATAGCTTCCATGTATGAAATCTTCTTATCTCTAACAAGTTTTTCTATGGTAGTATTAACATCTATGCTCATTTGAACTCCTTAATCTTATCACAAATACCAAGTTTCTTTGCTTCCTTTGCAGACATCCAAACATCTGTAGCTGGAAGTAAATACTCCCTGATCTTTTTCTCACTCATACCAGTACACTTTTTGTAATGGTTCATCATCCTTTCAGAAGTTAGTTCAAATTCTTTTGTTTGAGCTATGAGTTCATGTTCTTTACCCCATGCACCCCAACTCCATTGATGAGACATAATAGAGGTATTAGGAGTCAATAGTCTATGACCCTTAGTACCATTAATAAACATCATAAAACCTGCTGATGAGATTTGTCCCAATCCAACTGTATGAACGGGAAACGGACATCCATTCATAACATCAATTACAGCGAACGCAGCATTCAAGTCTCCGCCGGGAGAATTAATTACTATCTGTAAACATTTAGGTCTAGGTCTCTGCCAACTCTTAGTTAACATAAAAGAAATAAGTTCTTTACAAGTTTCTTGACTTACTTCTTCCATGAAAAGGTACACACCCTTTTCTTCTGGAGAGGCGGGGCCCTTCTTTTCTTTTTCAGACATTTGTTCCCCCATTGTTAAGTTAATATCTATAAGGATCAATATAGAAAACGTGATCTCCTATTATTGCAACCTTTAACATTTTACGGTTCCAATAAGGATCAACATCATTTCTATGGTAATGGGTTGCACCATTTAGAAAATCATTAACCTTCCATCGTTCACCGTAATTTTTAATATGAGCTCCTGGCTGTTGTAGCATTGCAGTTGCAATTACCTTTGATACTTTCCATGCAATTTTATCTTTTGGTCTATCAGATTTACCATCACAAAACCAAGAGAAATGACATTTGTTTCTAACAACCTTTCCATTTCTATATCTTGCTTGTTTCACTACTTTACAAATAGAGTTTGGAAATCTTCTACTCTTCACTCTATTTATAGTTACAAGTGCAACTGCAATCTGACCTTTAGTAATTTGATCTCTAGCTTCAAAATAAATGTTCTGAGCCAAACAAGTAAGTTCTTCATTTGAAACTTTCGTAAATCCACTTAATATTAAAAATGAAAATATGAGTATGAATGTTTTCATAATAAAATAGGGGAGATGGTTGCCCATCCCCCCATGATTAGTTAAAGACTAAACACCCCAATGAGAGTTTAGTGCTTTACGACAAGCAAAGACAGCCTTTGCTCCGCCATCAAGATCACAATCCTTGAAAGCAGTTTGTCCAGTAGCAGGTGAAGTGTAAATCTCTACCCAACGAGGCAATCCAGTTACGTCTGCTTCTGCTCGGGTGATTTTACGAGCATTCTTCATACCTACTTTTGGTTGACCAACAGTTGTGTTACGCATAAAATAAATCTCCTAAAAATTAAACATCAAATTAGTGATGAGTCATTCATCACTTTAGTATAACCATTATATCATAATGGTATTGGTAATACAAGGAAGAAGTTTTCCTTGTTTGGAGCGGGTGGCGAGGCTCGAACTCGCGACATTCACGTTGGCAACGTGAAGCTCTACCACTGAGCTACACCCGCTGAAAGTTAAATACTGTGTAAACCCTTATAAAACAACAAAACAAATATTTTAAGGCCCTTAGATGCGTTTTAAGGGGTCTTTTTGTCGAAATCCATAGGTAAACAAGGTTTTTGGCTCCGGCGGTAGCTACCGCCGGAGCGGTAGGGTACGATCCTACAACAACTCGATTAACAGTCGAGTGCGCTACCAATTGTGCCACGCCGGAATAATAGGCGGTAGTTTTTCTGTTGCTAGGAAAACTACCAAACCCCGCTACTTAGTCAAAGACTACGCAGCAATTGCATACGAATAATCGTTAGCATTTGTGATTTGAATGGTTGATAACCGAGCCACCATTCTTCTCGGTGCTGCCAATATACAATCCATCCTGAAATCGAATCTAATTCACCCCCGAATTTTTGTTGTGGGAAAGACTAATTTGGTGGAGGTGCGGAGGTACTGCCCCTCCGGTCTTTCAAGTTTCATCTATATCAGTTATACAGCAATTCGTTACAGACTAACACATTGACAACTTTCCATGAAGTTATTCAACTCATACAATGCTAGACCTAAACACATGACAACAGCAATACATATCATACTCCATACTATTGTTTCTTTCATGCTTTATATTTCTTCAATAAACTAATCATTCGTTCTTTATCTTCTATATTTTCTATAAGTGTTTCTGACCAACTACAACCGTGATCTTGTAATCCAATCATAAATTTTAATCCATACCAAATCCTTTTATACCAAGGCAGGTAGTGAGACATTTGCACATGAAAGGAAATCCATTCCCATAATTCCTGCTCAGGCCATTTTTCTTTCTGTTCATCACTTAAACTCTCTTTGTAATATTTAACTGCCATTAAGTGATTATTTGAATAGCATTCACACTCAAAATATTCTGTGATTTCTATATCTTTATCAGTCATTTAAAAAACCCCTCTAAAGCTTGTTTAGGTTTAACTACTTGTTTGGGCTCAATTACTGGAAACTCTGCATAAGGTGTATCATTATTTATATAATGTTCAACTAATTCCTTTGATATAAAATGATAACCATGTTTATGCATAGGAATACAATCTGGATATGTTTTAGAAATCTCCATAAGGGTTGGATGTTTCATTCCCTCTGCGATTGCTTTTGCGGATGAAGCATTGCCAACGAATAGCTTAGAACCTTTTATGATTTGTGCAGTTTCTAAAGCATCACTCACCCTGATGAACTTCGGTTCAAACTTATACCTATCAACAAACAATTGGTATTCATTATCTAAACCAATGAAGCCACAATCATAATCCTTACATAATGTATAATCAAAGTTTCTAAAATCATGTTCTTTAACTCCGTGATTTTTCCAATCATGGTATCTATCAGTAATGTTAATAATAATATCTGCAACGTGTTTTGGTTCTATATTAGTAAGCCATGGTTTTTCATCAGACCAAATTGGTATATTTCTATGGGTATCTAAGTCAATATCTACATTCCCATAGGATAAATGGTCTGACTTTATTGACAACTTACTGATCTTTAATGGAAAGTGGTGAGCTCGGATACCAGCACATATCAAATGCATATAAGTTAAGTTTCCTCTAAGGTATAACTTATACAACGCCTGATAGTTACTGAAATCCAGCTCACAATCATTTCCGTTTGAGGAGTACTCAACCCTACCAATGTAGGGTTGAGCTTCTAGTAAAGGTTTGAGGTATTCGCATACCCCTTCCCTTTTGATTTTATAATACTTAGTTCCACCTCTCAAATAAACAGCAGGTAAACTATATATTATATCCCCAATCTTTGCTGTATGATACACTCCGTTTAGTGTCATTATGAACCTTCAATTTTAAGTTCATCTGTAACACTACCACGATCTATAGTAGGTGTAATATATTTCTCAATATCTTCTACATTTTCATGGTTTTGACAATGACCATTAGAAGGACAACCACAAAGGGGGCAAGGGACAACACTACCGAAACCAACTTTCTCGTTTGCCATCATTTCTGGAACACAAGCATCATATTCCAAGAATTTTTCAAAAGAAGCCTCTGCCTTTTTGGAACTTCCCAAATAATAATTAGCAGTATTAATTCGATAGTCAAAATCTGGTAGATTTTTTAAATCACCACAAATATCTTCACCCCAAAATTCATCATTGTCAACAACTTTGTCACCATTAACAACATATAAAGATTTAGCACGTCCATAAGTTTGTATAGATGATTCTGTAATATGTCCAAGTTCTTCTGGATGGGTGATATTATCCTTCCATTCGGGAGCTGTACGTTCCCATTGACTGTATGTTTCAGACATCTTGAAGGACAGATATTCTTTAATAGTTCGTAATGTAACACCTCTCCCTGCCATCATCTTTACCATCAATAACCGTAGTGGATTATCTTGGTCATCAATCGCATCATAAATTATATCTTCTATATTACCAGAAATAGTATCAAAACCAAGTTTTTCTAATTTATCGGAAACTTTACTAAGTTTAGATATATCTAAAACTTCTCCCTTTAAGTTAAAAAGACATTTTTCATCAGCACTCAATATAGCACCAATATAAGTATCTTCATCTACTAATCTAAGAAAATTTGCCTTGACTTTTGGATTGTTTGCAATCTCCATAACCACACCAACTGGCTCTTTTGCTTCTTTGGCATCCTTATGACCTACTGGTAGATAAGCAGGATAATCCTCATCATTATCACTAACTTGAATCATAGCTGATCGTTTCCATCCAGTTTCAGTATCAATAGTAACTAAACTTGTAGACATATCAAACAAAGCATCGTCAACAGATTTGTTACCAATGTTGAATATACTATTTGACCCAAAATCATAAAACTTAGCATCACCTACCCAACCAACTTGTCCAGCATAAATATTCTGTTCTCCCTTCTTTCTTGGTTTTAAAACTTTAAAACTACATTTATCTGCTGAAGTAATAAAACCATTCTGCTCATAATTAGGTGTAGCAGTCAAAAGATAAGTATGGGGTGATTTCGCACAAATTTGTTTCAAAAAGTTATACATTGTTGCTAGGAATTTTGGGCCAGGAGTTCCCTTTGATGCATTTGTAAGTCCTTTATCACTAATCGAACCATAATCTCCTTCATCAACAATTGTTCCGACTTTCACCTGATCTAAATCAATTTTCTTTAATATTTTCGCTCCTACACTGGCAATGTTATAAGCACCAGCATTGGATAAATATGTTATAACTCTGTCACCTCTAGCTAGGAGTTTAAGAATTCTGGCCGGGCTATCTTCAACATGATACCCACGACTCTGTGCAACATCTTTCAAGTGGTCGAGATTTTGTGTAATAATACCATTAAGAGGTGCAGTCATAATAATTAGATCAACCCTAGATTCTTTCAACAAAGGTATGAGCTGTTCAATACTCTTATAAGTTTTTCCTGTTCTCATAGGGTCAGCAATAATTTTAATCTGATTTAAAGATAGTTCTTCTTTAAGAATCTTAAAAAGTTCAGCATTGGCCCGTTTGATTCCTCTGATCCTTTCTTCTTTGGTCAATGGAACTGGAGGATTTTTCATTTCCTCTAATATCTTTTCCCATTTCTTCTTTTTAGCCCTTCTTTCCATCGGTTTAGTTGTCACTTAATATTACTCCTTATTTCTTAATATTTCTTAATATTTCTTATTATTATAACCATTATAACATAATGGTATTCATTACACAAGGAAAAAGTTTACTTAAAAAAACCCTCTATATTAGGAGTCTTTTCCTTTGCAAACCTTCCCACTGCTTCTCTAACCAATTCTTATATTCAATAGTGTATCTGGTAACACCACAACCCTCAACGCCTCTACCCATAACAAGTGCTATCATAAGAATGCCTCCAAATCGTTAGGCTTCACACCTTCCTTTTTAAAAGTTTGTCCAATCAATTGTTCTGGACGTGCTAGTATCTCACCACTAGCTAGAGTTGCAACATTCTTATCACAATAAGCCACACATGATAATCTTGTTCCTTTGCCATGTATAGGTGATACTCCATGAACTTGTCTGGAATTAGCAATAATAACATCACCATCATCTGCATCTACAGCACATTCCCATCTTGGAAATGTTAGATATGCTCCATCATACTTGTCTACCCTAAATACACACATTGTAGTAAATCCTAAATCAGTATCACCCTTATCTATGTGCAAGGACATCTGTTTAGTTTGTTCCTCGTTGTATTTATTCGGAGAGAATGCTGTAAACATACCCATTCTATGATTTTTATCTATATGTTTTTCTGCAAATGTTTTCTGTTTTACATATCTATCAGTACAGCCTTTCTTGAAAGCCTCAGCATTTACATCAGCAATCTTCAATAAGATTTTCCATCTTTCTTCATTATCTCTAGCCCAAGCAGACAACTGAATTTTTCCAGTAAACCTTCCACGTTTATATCCAAGAAGTAAAGAATGTATATCCTGTCCTACAGCTATGTCGCCCCATGAGCCATCAGACCTTTTTGTATAATAAGAATTAGGTGTTCTTAATTTGTAATCAACATTTTCTACCCAACCTTTTTCTTCAAGTAATCTTTCTTTATCAATAGGGCCAGAACAATTAGCTCTCATATTAGATGTTTCTTCAATTGAAAAAAGAGTATCCTTTACAAGAGTATGATCTTCTTTAGAAAAAGCATTCTTTACTACTATTGCGATGGGTTCATATTCACCAAAAATATTTTTAGCAGGTGCTACTACTTTGAAATCTTCATTGTGTTTAAATACTTTGTTATAACAGTCATCTGAAACAAATTTGCCAACCCATTTTTCTGAAGTTTCTTTTTCGTTATGTTCTATTTCAGCTTTGAATATCTTCATATTCTATCTCTTTATACGGTTTCAAAATATTTTCATAAATTGTTTCTGCAATCCTTTTAAGTTGCGGTGGTGCAACCATCAAACCAATTCTAGCAAGTTTTTCTTTTAATGTACCTTCAAGTTTAAAGTCAATAGGTAAACCCATAAGTCGTATTGCTTCTTGAGTAGTAAATCCCCTATCACAAATAGGATGAATATGTGACTGACCCATTAATCCCTTTTCCAAAATAGTATTAGAAGCTTGATCCCAACCTAAGCGTCTTGTTTGAAAGCCATTACCTTTAGGGTTATAATCACCAACAGATACATATTTAGGCGGGTCTTTTGGCATCATCTTAACCCATTGACCAGTAGTGCTACCACTCATTTTATCTTCTAAGATTTTACCTTCTGCAAGATTATCTTCATCTTCTAACAAATGATATATAGCATCTTTTTGTGTAGGTTGTAATTTATAGGGTACTGGAAAAACCTTTTCACCTAAGCTGATAATGTTTAGTCCTAGTTTTTCCATCACATCATTTCTAACACCGACAATGAAAACTCTTTCACGCTTCTGTGGTACACCATGAAAAGATGCATTACATACTCTATGAACAACTGTATATCCGATATTCTCAAAACCTTCAATCATCTTTTTCATGTGATCTCTAGCATAATTCATAGTCAAACCTTTAACATTTTCACATACAATAACCTTAGATTGAACATCTTTAGCTAGGTTAATCAAATCAAATGTTAAATCTTCAATATTAGTTTGAACCTTTCCATATACCCTTTTAGTTTTATTCCAACCTTTCCTCTTTGAACCTGACATAGAGAATGGCGGACAAGGGGGAGAGCCATCAAATATATCTAATTCTCTTGGTCTAATCTTAGCTGCATCAAAAATTTCTTCGACACGCAATTCTCTGATATCTTTGCAAATAGTTGTAGTATCAGGATAATTAGCAGAGTATGTTTTACAAGCAATTTCTTGAAACTCATTCATTGCAAGTACATGACCACCTGCTAACTTATACCCTGTAGAACTTCCGCCACCACCAGCGAATGTAGAAACAACTGTAAATAGTTTCCTATCAGCTGAATCTTTTACATCCTTCAAAGTATATTCTTTATATCCTGTTTCACTCACGCAAAAGACCTTTCAGTTTTAAGTTCTTCAATCTTTTCATAGAGAGTATTGATAGTTCCATCATTCTGTATAATGATATCAACATCGTCACCCTTCAAACCATTCTCACTTGAATGTCCAGTATGTTCATGAATACCTCTAGTTTCACTTTGAAGGTAAACAACAATGCCACCTTGATCTCTAATCCAGAATGCTTCATTAGAAAAACGAACATCAGTGATAACAATAGAACGGCCAGGATTATTTCTCATAAATATATCTGCACCCTTCACCCATACATTGATATCAATGTTACGGGCAATATCAGTTCCTAACCGTTGATATAGTTCTCTAGGCGATCTACCCCACGGCTCTGCTGGTTTCTCTTTGTTCTCAATCTGTTTATCAGTAAGATGAAACATTATCTTTGTTGCATCTTTTAAAGGTTGTGCAAAGGAATAACGCAAGAATTGATAGTTATCTACTAAGTATGTACCAGCAGTATCTTTACCACTTCTTGCTTTTCCAGCAAATCCAATAATCAATGGCTGATTATCTCTATTAGTCCAACCACAAATAGGAGAAGGTTTATTCATTATAAAGCTCCACTTTAAAATCGTATAAAATAGTATTAACTAATGTTTTCTTACACATCTCTTTAATCTTTTCCAGCTGTTCTTCTTTTGTTGTTTCATCATTCAATGAAATATAAAATGATTGTCCCATCTTCATAGAAATTATTTCATCATATCCTAAATGCAATAGAGCTTTATGAACAACTTCTTCTTCTGTACCTTTTACTCCATCTCTTAGTAATGTGGTAATAGTCCATTTCATAATAAAAGAAAGTCCTCCAAACTTAAGTTTGGAGGACTTTTTTAAATTTACTCTACCTCGACATCAGCTTCATTAATAAGTTTCAAAACATCTTGAGAAGTAATTTTCTCAGTCTGCTTGAATTCTTCAGCCGTCAACGGATATACAACTTCTTTCATTTCTTTCTTGCTCATAATAAATCTCCTTAGTTAATTGTTAAAACCATTATACCACATTCTACATTTAATACAAGGAAAAACTTTACTCACCCGTTCTTTGTTTGTAATTCTCGGATTGTTGCGGGTCAACCTTCCTCATCCTTTCAAAAAGTTTATCTCTGCCCGGCCTAGTTTTGTCTGACTTTGGGCTGGGATTATCAAGTTCTCTTTCTGGTTCTTGTTGCTCTTCTTTTCGTCTAGGCATTCTTAGCAGTCTCCATTTTTAATCTCTGGTTTGTTTACTTGATATCCCTCATCTCTAAGGACACGCATCATACCACAAATTTTCCCTAAGTCATTATTCAGTTTTTCATTCACGCAAGTGCGAAGCTTTTTGACAACATGATCTTCCATGAAGATCGACATCTCGGTGTATCCGTCAGGCTTGCCCGTTCGTTTGAGATAATCCATCCCACCGTCAACAGCGACGTCGCCACACTTGCAGTATGAGAAGTGATGGCGGTGCGATGAAAAGGGAGTATCCCCACAGTTATTGCATCTGATCTGGTTTTGTAAAAGCATTTTAAACTCCAGAGTATTTTTTGATGTTATTCAAATCTATCCGGTATTCTTAGCAATATCCATTTTTCTAACAGCATTAATCACCAGATTTGCGTCATGTTGTTTAAGGTTTTTTCTTCTTTCATTTCTTTCAACTCTTTTCCTTTCAATCTTAGCTAATTTCTTTCTTCTTACAATTCTCTGATTTTTCATAGTGCCTCCTAATGATTTAAGACTAACCAAACAATTCCGAATGGTGCAAACGCACAAGCTAACATATATGCAGCCATACTTACAGCGACTATAACACCACCGATAAACTTCAATAAACCATCCATATATTCATTCATATTTAAATCTCCGTTTCTCAATTGTTAAGTATATTATCTCATATTTAGGCAGATAAGTCAAGGAAAAAGTTTAATGAACCATTTGAATGAATTTATGAAGTGTATTCGATTCTTTTAATCTTTTCTCAGCAACATCAAAATATGATTCTTCATTACCTCTTTTTTTTGCATCTTCTAATGTATCACGTTCTATTCCTATAAAATTTCTATTATTATTTAAACAAGCAATACCAGTAGTACCACTACCCATGCAAGGATCAAGAACTACATCATTTTCGTTACTATAAGTTTTTACAAGATATTCCATAAGAGAACAAGGTTTTTGAGTAGGATGGAATTTACCTTCACTCTCAGCAGTTTTAAAATATAATACACTTCTAGGATAACGTGTTCCATCAGTATTCTTAACGTGAACTGCTTTTGTTTGTTTACCATAGGCTTCTGTATCTCTTACTGCTGTTCCTTTATCGTATGGAACACCTTTAGTCATTTGTGGATTATATGTACACATTTTTTTATAGAATACGACTATATCCTCATGGGCTTTTAATGGCATTTTTTTAGAATTAAGATAACCTGTTGCCTTTGATTTTTCCCAAACAAGATTATATCTAAACATATTATAATTTGTTGATATTAATTTAGTTGTAAATGGTTGTTGTGCAGTTGATATTATTGCAGAATTTGGTTTACATATTATATCAACATATTTCCAAAATTTATCATAATCAATAATATTATCCCATGTGTTTCTTTTATTCAAAGTTCCATATGGAAAATCTGTGAGTAATAAATCAACACTTTGTGGCTTGATATTATCAAACACATTAAACATATCATCATTATATAATTTTACTTGTTCAACCATTTAACAAACTCCTTTACTACTTCCATGTCTATAGAAAAGTCATCTTTATATTCTTTCATATAAATTCCTTTCTTTGCATTTCTTTTTTTATTTTTATTAAAGACAAATATTTTAAGAGTTTTTCCAGTTCTTCTCTTAAATTTTTCCATATGAAAATTCATTGAATTTTCAGCAAGACATTTTTGACCAGTAAATATTGCATACTCTACTTTATCATTAACTTCTGGAGAAAAATACAAATCAATCATATCATCAACTGCTCTTTTCAAATAACACACATCCAAATATGTTTTTGACTCTACCAGTTTTTTCAAAACATTATTCTTATAAATGTGTTTATCAACTTGAAGATTTGTCACTTGAAACCCATTAATCATTTCTGATATTTTGTAATCGTCTTTTCTAGCATCTAAATTAAATATTTTACATATATTTGTAATAAAATTTTCATACAAAAGTCCAGATAAATTTCTAGCTTTACCAGCACCTACAGTTTGATACATATCTGGTATCATATCTAAATCTTTGTTATATTCTTCAATAACTTCGGTCAAATTTTCCATGACAATCATAATATAAACTCCATTAAATTAATGTTTCTCAATTGTTATGTATATTATCCCATATTTGGGCAGATAAGTCAAGGAAAAAGTGCATTTTTTTTACGATTTCTACAATGTCGTAAACCATTGTAAATAAAGGAGTTAGAGGGATTAT